GCATTTTCCGCAAAAAATATATTGACAATGCGGTAGGAATATTTTATTATTGTCGTGATGAAAGTCGCATATCATGCGAATAAAAAGGGGGCGAAAGTTTTGGTCAATATCGATAAACTGAAGGGCAAAATTCGAGAAAAAAGATTCACTATTGGTTCTCTGGCTGCGGCTATCGGGATCAATCCCGCTACGCTTTATCGGAAGTTCGAGAACGGTGGCGTCAACTTCACTATCGGTGAGGTGACGGCGATTGCTAAAGCTCTTAGCTTAACCTATGAAGAAATCAACGAAATTTTTTTTGCAAAGTTAGTCGCATGATATGCGACGAAAGGAGGTAGCACAATGAAAGGAATGTGGAAGCCCGTCAAGCGAAACGATTATTACATCGTTTCCAACGGAATTGAGAACGTCCTCCGGGCAGAAATCAGCCGGAGCGGGTCAGCCTATTTGGTGACAGCCCAGTTCGGGACCGAGGACGTTGCTCAGCATTATGCAGACCTCATGAACAAAAAGGATGAGGAAGAAAATGAGAGAGCTAGCTGACCTGATTACGGAATACGTTAATATGCACCAGGCGGAATACGTGGCCTGGCTTGCAAATAAAAGGAGGAATGAAGATGGAAAGAAAGCAGAGAAAAAGAGCACCGCTTCTGGTTGCACTGGTGCTGGTTACGTATATCGTAATCCGGATCGTACTGAGCACTGTGGCCTGGCTGATTGATGCGTTATCAGAAGGCTTTGAAGTTCTGGGGCCCCGTTTCCAGGGTGTGGTAATCGGCTTCTTCGGGGCTGTAGCCCTTTTTATCTTCGCCCTCAACCTGGCGATCTGGGGGTGAGCAATGATCGAAAGAGACAAAATGGAACCTGAGGAATTCAGGCGAGTGGGCAGTATTGCCCAAAAAATAATGCTTGATTTTCTAATCAAGCTAAAAAAGAACCCGGACAATGCGGAAGCCATGGAGTACTTTCTTTCACCAGAATATTCCAGGTAGTTCAAGACTCCGGCTGAAGACATCATCAGCCAGCTGCCGACAACGGACCTGAAAACGATGGTGGAAAAAATTGAACTCGCGGCAATCGACGATGTAAAGCCTGCGAAAAGTGAATATGTAAAAAATAAGTACACCGGCAAGACCGGCAAGAAGCGTATTTCCCATTGTCTGAGGTGCGGTCTGCCGATTGAGCAGACAAAAAGCGGAAACCGGAAATACTGTGCAAGCTGCTCCCAGTATTTAAAGAAGGAGCTGGCCAAAGTGAACAAGTCAATACGGAAGAATGATCCGATTGAAACCGATGATTTATTGACCTTGTTCGGAATCATGGAGAGGTCCAGAACGGATTTTATCCAGGCGGCGAAAAAGGTTGAAAAGGTTTTGAAGAAACAAGCGGAGGCTATAAAAAAATCCCCGTGTGGCGACACGGGGAAATAATGGGAACAAACTCTTATGAAAGAGCTATAGCCTCATTATACCACACAGGAGGCGCAATATGGCAAACAAGACGCTGGAAATAAGTCGTCCCGGTTGGAAGGTGGTCAAGGATCAGGACGGCACATACCACCTGGAACGGAACGTCAAGCTTGCCTGGAAGGTCAGAAGGCTTATGCAAGAGGAGAAGGAATCATGAAAACTATAGAACACCTTCCCACCTTCTCACTGAGGAACAGAAGGAAAGCAAAGGGCTACAAGACCGGGGCATCCTTTGCCCGTAAAATCGGCATAAAAAGCGGAACCTGGAGCGCTTGTGAAGCGAATAACCGATTGCCAAGCGATTACCTTACCGCCCAAAAAGTCCGTAAGCTGCTGGATATTCCGGACGATGTAACGTCGATAGAGCCAATGCGGGTTGTATACGGAGAAAGGAGACCTGCGGTAAAGGTGACAGAAGCTCCCGTGCAAGCAACGGATGAAGCTGCCACCCCCTCTAGAAACGTTGTTAAAACAACGCCTTCTACGATTGACTTAATCGCGAAGCTGAACATAGCCGTTAAGGACGTGCTCAGAGAAGGCAGCGAAAAACAGCAACGGGAAATTATAGCCTGGATGCGGTCATACCTCCTGGGACTGGAGGCCGGTATGGACGTAACGAGAAAGGAAGAACCATGAAAAACTGCAAGCTCATTATGAGCGTAGAACAGATGAAAGACCATCAAGCATGGCTTGACCTGCGGAATAAAGGAATCGGCGGGAGTGATGCCGGAGTGATTGCCGGTGTCAATCCGTGGAAAAGCGCCTGGAAGCTCTGGATGGAAAAGACCGGACAAGCGGAACCGGATGATCTGTCCGACAATGAAGCCGTTCTCTGGGGGACTAAGCTGGAACCAGTTGTGGCTGACCGGTTTACGGAAGTCACCGGAAAGAAGGTGCACCGGCAGGGTATGGTGCAAAGCACCGAATATCCCTGGCTGTTTGCGAACGTGGACCGTCTGGTGGTCGGCGAAGATGCCGGCCTGGAAATCAAGACGGCCAATGCACGGGCGGAAGCGGCCTGGACTGACGACAACATCCCCGATTCTTATTATCTCCAATGTCAGCACTACATGCTGGTAACGGGGATCAGCAAGTGGTACATCGTTTGTCTAATCGGCGGCCAGCACTATGTGCAGAAAGAAATTCCACGGAACGAAGAAGATATAAAGCTGCTTTTCCAGATGGAAAAAGACTTCTGGGAAAAGAATGTAATCGGCGGAGAGATGCCGCCGGTGGACGGTAGCAGTGATTGTCAGAAAGCCCTGGTTGAAAAGTTCCACGGTGGCCAGGCTGATCCGGTGGAGCTTCCTACAGCTGCCGATGCACTCAAAGAATACGACACGGCTAAAGAGAATTACAATACCGCGAAATTCTTCTTTGAGGAAGCGAAAAACAAGCTGTGCACCATCTTAGGCGACAACGAAGTGGGAACCTGCTACGGGCGGGTATTCACCTGGAAGCCCCAGCCCGGACGGGTAACTATCAATCGAAAGAAGCTGGAAAAGGATTTCCCGGAGGCATACGAAGCCTGTAAAAAGGTTGGGGATCCTGTTCGGGTATTGAGAGTGAAAGATTAAAGGAGGAATAAATCATGACTAGTATCAATGGCGGACTTATGGCGAAACGGCAGGCACAAATGACCCAGACACAACCGCAGGCGAAAGAATCAACTGCGGCATTAATGAACATGCTGCTCAGCAAGGAAGGCTATCAGAAGCGGTTCGATGAACTGCTGGGTAAGCGGTCCCCGCAATTCATCAGCAGCATTGTGAGCCTCATGAACGCAGATAGCGCGCTTATGGATGCTTTCCACGATGCTCCTGTGACGATTATCCAGAGCGCACTCCAGGCAGCATCCTTTGACCTTCCTATTAACCCGGCACTGGGATATGCGTACCTTGTCCCTTTCCGCAACAGCAAACGGAACCGGATGGAAGCCAGCTTCCTTATGGGGTATAAAGGCATGCTCCAGCTGGCCCTGCGGACTGGGGTATACAAACGGATCAACGTTGTGGATGTCAGAGCCGGGGAGCTGAAATCTTATGACCGCCTCCGGGAAGATATTGAACTGGAATTTATCGAAGATGAAGATGAACGGGAGAAAGCGCCCATTATCGGTTATGTCGGGTACTTTCAGATGATAAATGGTATGGAAAAGACCATTTACATGACCGTGAAACAGCTGGAGGCACACGAAAAGAAGTTCCGTCACGGCAACTATATGAGTCGTGGTTGGAAAGAAAACCCGGATGCCATGATGAGAAAGACCGTCTTGCGTAAACTGATTGGCAAGTGGGGCCTTATGAGTGTTACGTATCAGAGTGCGGATCCCTCCGTACTGCGGGCAGCCCAGGCGATTGCCACCGGCACCTTCGATGATGAAGATAAACCGGACTATGTGGTGGATGTGAACGCCAGCGAAGCCGAGGAAGCTCCGGATCAGGAACAGCCCCAGGGCACCATTGACCCCGGCGCTCCTTTCACTCCTGAAGAACTGGGAGACAAATAACCAGGTGGGGAGATTTCTTCCCATGAAAGGAGGTGGTGAATATGGGCAGACCATGGATCAAGCTGTCAACCAGTATGTTCGATGATGAGAAAATCAAGCTCATTGAGCTAATGCCGGAAGGCGACAGCCTCCTGGTAATATGGCTTAAGCTCCTGTGTTTTGCCGGGAAAACCGACAACGATGGTGTGTTCAGGTTGAATAAAGAAATTCCGTACAATGCAGAAATGTTGGCCGGAATATTCAATAGAAAACTGTCAACGGTACGAACGGCACTGGATGTTTTTCAGGAGTTCGGTATGGTGACAATCATTGACGATGCCTATGCCCTGTCGAACTGGCCGAAGTATCAAAGCGACTCTGATGCACTCGCCAAAAGCCAGGAAAAGAACCGGCTACGGCAGAAAAAATGGTACGACAAGCATAAAAAACCACTTTTTGAAAGCAGTTCGCGAAAACCTAACGTTAGGTCTAACGATTCTAACGTTAGCCTAACGGCTACAGAAATAGAAGAAGATAAAGAATTAGAAGAAGAACTAGATATAGAAGGTACTACTAAAAATAAAAATAATTGTTTATCAGCTGCTGCTGCTTTTAATAATCAGTACTCTGTAAATAAAGAAGTACTAACAAGGGAAGGAGAAACAACTCTTTCCAATGGAGTTAAAACCGTTGAGTTCTACAACAAGAATGTTTTTCCACTCACTTCTTCTTACGAGAGGGAACGGCTTCTTGATCTAGCGGACGAATACGGAGACGAGTGGTGCATCGCTGCATGCAAAGAAGCCATTGACCACCAGGCCCGGAGCATTGCTTATATCGACAAAGTTCTACGGACCTGGAGGGCAAAAGGGTTCAAGTCGGTTCCTGGAAAGCAGGAAACCAAACGAGATACCCAGTATGACGATATTCCTTTTTGACACGAATGCCACCAGCGTAAATAAAAACAGGGGCAGGAGCTTTCAAAATCAAAAACAGGTAGAAATTTATGCGGGCAATATAAAAACCGCTCAGAAACGAAATATGGAGGAATGGAGGATGAGGAAAGTGAAAACAGTGTATCAATGTGAAACCTGCGGCTCGATCTTTAAAACCGCGGAGGAATGTGAAGCACATGAAAAGCTGCATATAAAGCCTTTGGGAATCTGCTCATACCTGGGCTGCCGGATTCCTTATAAGGCCCCAGGAGTCAAGGATGAACTGTACCCGCACGAAATCCACGTGAGACTTTCAAACGGGAAAATGGGCTGCTATACCCTGGCAAGAGTCGTTGAGAATAGTGAAGGGGGCGAGAAGTATGGAAAAGGCTGAAGCAACCGTCCGGGACGATGATTTCCGCGCCATGCTGGAACGGATCAGACAAAAGGCGGCCCAGCACAAAAACGTGGTGGTGCTGCCTCCGCCTCCGGAAGATGGGATCATCTGCCCCCGGTGCCACAACACCGGATGGATTGAAGTGAACAAGAACGGACGCACGTACATGGCCCATTGTTCGGCATGTTACGAACAAAGACAGGCAAACAGACGTTTGAAGGCTTCCGGAATTAGCCCGGAAGATTACAAGCGTTATACACTGGAGAGCTTTGACGGAAGCAGGAGCCAGACAGCTGCCAGGATGCTCAACATGGCAAAAGATTACCTGCACTGTCATGAAAAGAACGGCCCCGGCTTCGGAATCTTCGGGGGCAGCGGAATGGGCAAGACTCATATCTGCATCGGCGTATGTCAGGAATTGACCAGGCAGTACGGAGAACCGCACTATTACTTTTCATACCGGAGCGAAGCCCCGGAGCTTTTGAAGGCAACCACCGGCTACCGGGAGAACTATGAAACGGCCATGAACAAGTGGAAGTCGGTACCGAACCTGTACATTGACGATCTGTTTAAACTGGCGGGGACGGTGAAAGACGGGCATTTGGCTGACGTGGACCGGGAAGAACTGCGGCTGATGTTTGACCTTATCAATGCCAGGTACATCAACCATCTCACCACGATTTTTTCCAGTGAGTTCCCGATTAAAGATATAACCGCGATTGATGCAGCCCTGGGAAGTCGAATCTACGAGATGATTAATCCCTACGGGCTGTATGTGACCGGAAGGAACCAGAGAATAGGAGGCTAAACCATGAGATTCAAGAAACTATTTCCGTTGATTGTAGATACGGATATTGAGGTTCAGACGCGGGACGGAGAAGCCATACTCAATGGTGATCCGGCGGCTATGACGTGGGATTCCATCGAAAAAATCAAGAACCGAGAAATTCTTGAAATCGTTGCATGTGCCAATAAGAACGAAGACGTAGTGATGCTCATCACCATTAAGGACGAATAAAGGAGGCAGAGACATGAAAAGCAAGGTTTTGTATTTTCCTAGGGGCGTGAAAGTAATGATTACGCCTAAGTCTGTAGTGAGCGATGAATTTCGGCAGCAGATCCGTGACTCATTCCGGGACTACACATGGGGGACCCGTGAAGATTACCGTTACCAAGACAAGCTGGCATACATCAATTTAATCCGAGAGGAGAATTTCAAAGTTGATGGAGAGCACCTTATCAATGAGTACATCAATAACCAAATATGGAATCAAGGCGAATTTAGCCTGGACGATTTCAAAGACTTTGAAACCCTTGAAAGCCTCATCGATGAAGGAGTCGGCAGGAGCCTGAAAGACTGGCACCAATGGTCCGGAGACCATCATCTTGATGAACCAGCTTGTAAATTTGTACAGGCTGCCATTGAGGAAGTCATGAACTATCCGGAGACTGATAAACAGAATGAGATAAAAGAAGGTGGCAAAGACCATGAGTAACACCAAGAAAAGAAAAAAACTCCTCTGGGGGGCGATGATGCTGATGAACGACATTCGCCGGTGCAAGGGCTGGCATGAGCCGATGAAAAGCTACATGCGGCTGCTCTTCCGCAGAAACGGCATGACGGTCAGAAAAATGGCCATTCGAATTTCTTCGGAACGGTGAGGGAACGGGCTATGCACGACGGACTAAAGAACTTTTATCACCGGCAGCGAGTCTGCTGCCGGTGTGGCAAGATATTCCGGATTCCGCCGATTGGACAGTATCAGTACAGAATCAAGCAGCATGGGCACAGCATGTACTTTTGCGGGGCGACGTGCAAACACAAATTTGAGGAGGCGGAGGAAAATGATTGATGAGCTCAAAGGCAAGACGCTGCACGGGGCTGAGATTTTAGACGTCAGCTACGGCAGGGAGGAGGTGCCTCAGGAGATCCAGGACATGGGCCGCAAATTGGGCCATGAGCCAAACACCTCTACGGGGCTCTGGTTCCGAGTAATCTCCAAGGTCAATGGCAAGCGCTATCTGGCAGATTTGCGATGGACGCCGGACGCAGGCAACGAGTGCATGATTTTTAAGTGCAATAAGAATGGCACCGTTCGCATCTGGGGCGGCACATCGTGCTACTCCAGACGGGGTATCCCGCTGACCACTCACAGCATCCTAAAGTGCATCGATGACTTTGCCAAAGACGGAGGAGAAACGTCATGAAGTTACGAGCGCTTTTGATGGAAATCCGGAATGAGTACCAGGCATGGAATGAGATAGCCGAGCATGGATGCAGAGATCCCTTTTGGCCGGATGGTGCCAACATGAATCTTGTTAGGAACCACATCATTTACTATAAAAAACAGCTGATCAGTAAAGCAGAGGAAGAAAACACCCCGATTCCGCAAGAAGCGTACTGGACCATTCCGCCTTTAGTGCCTGAAGAATACATGGTAAAAAGCGGAAAGAATTTCCTTCGGTACAAGAAATGGAACAGAAAAATAGTCCTGAAGGCTGACACTGATATGGCACTTTTTTAGCGGAGGGAGGAAACCATGGATAAGGCTAAAGAGCACGATGATAAGAGACGGGTGGCCAGGTGCTCCGGGTGCCGGTTTTTAAGCCCACAGGAGTACCAGCCCTACCCGAGGCTATGGCTGTATCTGACCTGCAAGGCGTGCGGGGACAAGATACTTGATCTCGCCGCATGCCCCCAGGACGTGGGAAGAAGGGAGAGATAAGAATGGCAATGGAAGAGATGGACGACGATCTGTTTTACGACAGCTACGAGGCAGTCAGCAACCTGCCAGATCGGGACCTGCTGGAGCAGCTGGCCGAGGAGAGTGCAGAGCTGAGTCAGGCGGCTCTAAAGCTCATCCGGTCCAAAGGGATGAACCAGAACCCAACTCCGATCAACGAGGTTGAAGCACTGGCCGGTCTCAAAGAGGAGGCAAACGATGTGCTGATGGTCCTGGTGATATTAGGCCTGGTCGACCAGAGTGCCGTCCATGACTGGAGAAAGCTGGCCAGATGGGCCGAGCGAATCAAGGAAGCCTATGAGAAAAAGGAGGCAGCCAATGGTCATACGGAACAGTGAGCATTATGCCGACCCGACCGCCGGGAAGGTGATTGAGGACATGGAAAAGCAGGAGCCTGATCCACACAAGGCAGAGGACACCGAGCGCATGGACCGCTCTCTGGCCATTGCCAAGTCGGCATTTAAGCTGGCAGGCTTTGAGGTTGTGGGGCGGATCGTCCTGCGCAACGTCAGGACCGGACGGATCTACAGATAGGAGTGATTAAGATGGAGATTGCAGGTATCTTTTTTCTGGGGGCAGTGACAGGGGCGTCCTTTGCGGCGCTCCTACTCTGTGCTCTTGCCTTGAGCCGCAAATGGGAGGAGTGACCCATGGGACGCAAGCGCTTTATGGGATTTAAGAGGAGGAAGGCAGATGTTAAAAGAACCGTCATTTCAACTTGGAGAACGCTACGTTTATTCATTCGCCACAGATGTTTTTGACAGATACGACGACGCAGAAAATGAACTGTTGGAAGTGCTGATTGATGCAGTCAATGATCCTGGGAGCGTTTCACATGAACGGATCCAGGAAGCCAGAGAAAAGGCCGGAGAAGCCTATAAGAGGCTCCTAGAGAATCGGAAAATCTATCAGGAGGTTGATGAAAATGTCGATTGAAGAACCGTCCAAAGAAGAAACCATTGAGCTGCTGGAGATGGAGAACCACCACCTGCGCCAGGAGATTGACCAATATCAGGCAATCATTAGCCAACTGTGCGCAAAATGTGACGTGCAGCGAATGGTTATCCAGGCGCTGACGAAAGGGGACAAGGACAATGAGAAACCTGCATGAACTGGACAAATACCGGCTTCCGAACGCGGTGTTAATCAGCATCTCATTTTTCGGCGGTGATCCGAAAGGGAACGGAGTGTTCCGGGTACGGACCTTTAAGAGCGGGCGGCGCTTTCAAGTGATCGCTACGGACGGTGGCGGCTGGGATCATGTTTCCGTGACCCCTCTTGACAAACCGAACAAGATTGCCACCTGGGACGAGATGTGCGAAATCAAGGATATGTTTTTCCTGCCGGAGGAAGAAGCAATCGAGTTCCATCCGAAGAAGTCAGAATACGTGAACCTCGCAAAGAACTGTCTCCATCTCTGGCGTCTGAACGATGGCCGGGAATGGCCGGACCCGTACAAGGAAGCAGAGGCAAGAAAGGACGAGGACCAGCGGAAGGCTAAAGAACGGTGGGGATAGCGTAGGAAGTTGTTCCAGGATGGAACAAGTTGGGGAGCTGTTTCCATTTTGGAAATAGCTCCCGAAAGGAGGAATAAACATGGCTCATTCGTGCAGATGGTGTGCGTTGTGCTTTGAAGGAGAAGTCGTCTTTTGCAACCATTACGAAAAGACAATGAGCGAGAAAGCAGCCAAGCGGACGAATAAATGCACGCATTTCCAATTTGTTCCGATTGATGCGTTTGACGAAATCCAGTATGACCCGGAGCGAGGGAAGAAGAAAGGCAAGAAAGCAGATGTAAAAGTCGAAACAACGGCCTTGTTCTGAATGGGAGAGGAAGGGAAAGATGTGAAACGGAAGGCACTAAGCAAAAAGACCCGACAGCTGGTCTATGAGAAATACCATGGCCATTGCGCCTACTGTGGCTGCGAGTTGGCATACAAAGATATGCAGGTGGATCATGTGGAATCCTACTATCTCAACGATCCTGACAACCGCTTTATCCACCGGGATAAGAAGTCGGTCAAGGAACTGAATGAGCTGGAAAACCTCATGCCAGCCTGCCGGATGTGCAACTTCTACAAGAGCACGGATAGCCTGGAGAGCTTTCGGAAGAAATTACGAAGGACCCTCCTGCCGAACGTGAAACGGCCATTCCAGTTCAGACTGGCCGAGAAATACGGGATGGTGGAAATCCATGAGAAACCGATACAGTTCTACTTCGAGAAAGTAAAGGGGACAGGGGAATGCTAGAGCTCATGAAATGGATTGGCGGCACCTGGCTGGTACTGGGGCTGATGGTAGCAGTTGCCGTTGCTTACAGAGTCATGCTTGATGTGGCTAGCTTTTTTCAACGACAAGAAATGAACGGGGGGGTGATATGATGATGTTTTTCAGAATATGGTCAATCGGTTTTCTCTGGCTGATTCTGTACTGCGGGACGCCGTGGAAACAGGAGGAGCTCATAGCTATGGGCCTTATGTACGGCCTAATTTGGGCAATCGTTGAAGCTGTGACGAAAAATTAAAAAGTGAAACGAAAAGTGGAAAAAGGTGAAATGAAAAATGAAAAGTGAAACGAAAGAGGATGTGCTTTTTCGGCTGATGTGCAGCGAGGACCATTTGCGAGATGCTGCGGAAGGCTTGCAAAAGATCAGGATCAAGCTCCGGAAAGGCGAAATCTCCGTTGACGAAGCGGTTGAAAAAGAAGCCGTTCTGATTGATGGATTGCCGAGATAAGGGGGAGAAGGGAGGAAAAAAGGAGTCATGATTAAAGTTGAAAACGTTACCATCTGGGGATGGGAACATTCCATTCGTGGAATGAGAAACCCGCTTGCTTCCTGGGGCAAGTCGGACAGCTATCGAGACGAGAACGGCGAATTCGTGGTAGGTGATAATGACATTGCCTTAATGTGCAGGTTGTGTCAGGCCGGGCCGGAGCACAGAAAATTCATGCGACAACTGTTTATCAGCATGGACATTGTGGCACCATTGTACTGGTGGAAAGAATACGACACCTACAAGGTCGGCACGGTAGCGGACTCCTGCTCTACCATGCATACCATCCATAAGCGAGATTTTCACTTTGAAGATTTCAGTAGCGAGCACATGAGACAGCTAACTCAGGATTTCCTGAGAGACATCATCAGGCTGTTAAACAAGTACCGTGGAGAGTACGTGGAAACGGGAAACAAAGATGCCTGGTGGCAGCTCATCCAACTCCTGCCGGAGTCTTACAATCAGATGAGAACCGTCACCATGACCTATGAAAATGCTTACAGCATGATCCACCAGCGGGCTGGGCATAAGCTGGATGAATGGAGAACGTTCGTGGAAATCCTGAAAGAGCTACCGTACATGAAAGAACTATTAAATACAAATTGAAAAAATACGAATTCTCGAAACGAAAGGATGGTTGTGATGAGAAACAAGGCGACGGAAAAACTGCTGGCTCTGGCAGCACAGCATCCGGAGCTGCCAATCGAGGCATTGGTTGACAGCGAAGTGGTAGCTGACGATGATTTTAATTCCTGGTGGGGAGATGTTTTTGACGTATCAATCGCAGAACTTTGGGGATACCAGAATGAGTACGGCAAGACTTGGACCAAAGATGAGGCATTAGGGGATGTATTCGATTTTGCGGACTATTGCAGTGAATATTTGGGCGATCGTCACGACGACTTTGAACAGATTTGGGATATGGACGACAAGGAGGCCGAAAGGGTATTCAAAGAATGGATTAATGAAATTCCCTGGAAGAAATGCATTGTCTTGCACGTGGGTACGCCAGACAGCCTGTAGGAAGTAGGAAGGAGAATGAAGAATGAATAGAATCATCTTAATGGGACGGTTAGCTAAAGATCCGGACGTGAAAGTAACCACCAGCGGGAAAACGGTCTGTACCTTCAGACTGGCAGTTGACCGTCCCTTCGCTTCGAAGAATGGTCAGCGGGAAGCAGATTTCATTCCTATCCAGACCTGGAACAAAACCGCAGAAATCTGTGGGAACAGCCTGAGCAAAGGTCAGAGAGCCCTGGTGGAAGGTCGTCTGCAGACCCGCAGCTACGATGGAAAAGACGGGAATAAGCATTACATGACGGAAGTCATTGCGGACCGGGTGGAATTCATCGAACGTAAAGAAAAAACCGCTCAGACGGCGAATACGGCACCAAAACAAGGCTTTGACAGTATGGGACAAGACGTGACACAACAGTTTAACGAGGAAATTCCGTTTTAAAACGGGTACAGGAGGAATGAAAAATGGATCAGATTAAAGTAAAGGTTATCGGGTACGGCCAAATGCCGGTAAAAAAAACGAAAGGCGCAGCGGCTTATGACTGCTACGCCAGAATCGACAACTACCGCAGAAAGCTCATTTTGAAAGCTGGAGCACGCGGGGTCAAGGTTCCTCTGGGGTTTGCTGTTGAGCTGCCCCAGGGATACCGCATGGAAATCTATATGCGTAGCGGGACGGCCTTAAAGACCGGCCTCCGGATTTCCAATGGCGTGGGGATTATCGATAGCGACTATCGCGGAGAAGTCAATATTCTGTTGGACCGGCTGGAAACCAAAGAACGGGGCGTGGACTTTGACACCATCGAAGACGGGGATAGAATTGCCCAGGCTATTATCGTAAAAGAACCTGAGTATGAAATGATCCAGGCGGACGAACTTAGTGAAACCAAACGGGGCGCAGGCGGCTTCGGGAGCACCGGGGTGAATGATACGGTCGAATCGGAAGCTGAGGCCGCAAAATGAATGTACCAGAGATATACGGCATTTTCCTCATCTGTTTTCTTTCCGGAATCTTCGTAGGGGCCGTGCTTCTGGCCTTCTACGATGCTTCGCACGAAAACGACTGGCGGAGTGTGGAGCAGTGGCTTGCCGACATGAGGAGCCAGAAATGGAAAATGAAGCGCTTCGGCGAGAACCTGAGCTTTTTGAAGCGCTACTGCCTAAAGCACAAGCGTCCCGCTGACTGTGCCGGATGTGCACTCAAGGGGAAGGGCCACTGCATCCTGCATGATATGCCGCAGGTATGGGAAACGTGGGACCTGGCGGAACGACTGGCCAGAGCAGCAGACGAGGTGGAGAAGAATGGTAAACGGAAAGCGTAAAGGGAAGGCCGGAGAGCTGGAAGCCGTCAGGCTGTGCAAGTCGGAAGGCTATGAGTGCCACCGAACAGCCCAGTTTTGCGGGAACAGTGAGGAAGGGGCGGCCGATATAGTCGGCCTCCCTGGAATCCACGTAGAAGTCAAGCGTGTGGAGCGACTGAACATTGATGAAGCCCTGGAACAGAGCAGCAGAGACGCAGCAAAGACTGACAAGGCTGTTCCCATTGTGCTCCATAGGCGGAATAATACTCCCTGGAAAGTGACCATGGATGCCCATGAGTGGTTCCGCCTGTACCGGGAGTGGGAAGCAGGAGGGAAACCATGAACAATTGGCTGTGGAAATGGGGACCGATGATTGCTGCTGCGGCAATCTCTTTGCTGGTGATGTGGTTCATAGTTATGGATTTCATCATTTTGTATTTGCTTTTTGGAGGCTGAAATGAGACTGATACGAATGAAAGATGGGCAATACATCAATCCATGGTATGTCGTACGCGGCTGGGTAGAACAGAGAATTGACGGCATGTACATGTTCTGCGTGAAAATAGGGGACGAGACAGTTTGCGGAGATCCGCAGGAAACAAGAGATCAAGCACAGAAGGACTTGGATGAGCTTTTTCAGACAGCTGCCAATAGCCTGGGAGATTATCTGATGGGAGGGGGCGCAGAAGATGACACAGGGGATTCAAATTCCTGGTGTTAGCCGCCAGCAGCTGAAAGAGATTAAAGCCATGACCCTGCCGGATTTCCGTCTGTGGCTCCTGGAGTATTCTACCCAGGTGTACAACCTGGGGATTGCGGACTGCCGGGATGCCCTCCGGGCGGAATTTGGCTTCGGGGATAAAAGACTAAAGCGTATGACTGACCATATTGAGCAGGCTGTGCAGGATTTTGCGAAGGGAGACGGGAAAGAATGATTAGCGTAACGGGAGCACTCCAGGCCAAGATAGACCTGCATAAGGCCGGAAAGCTGGCGCGGAGACTGAACACAGAGATGAAAAGATATCAGGCTGCGGTGGATGCCGGGGCCGACTACGAAATACTGCTTGACGCGGCCGATGAAATTATGGACACCGTTGATAAGCTGAAGGACGTCAAGCATGATCTGGTCAAGCTTGAACGTGACATTGCCTTTTCTGGCGGTAGATGAAGATTTAGAACGGAGGTAGTCAATGAACCGAGAACTGAAAACACATTTTTTGAACCTGGCCGACATGCTGCGGTCAGCAGACACGGAGTTTTCCTACCTGGCAGCAAAGCTGAGCTATGATGTTGAATCAAAGCGGACCCACGGAGCCGTTATCCGGGGCATCGCACGAATGAAGAAGTTAAAAAACCAGCTAGAACAGGAAGAAAGCTGGTTTGAGGAACAGTTAAACCATGAGAAGGAGAATAAAAATGGCCAAGACTAAAAAAATGACTTTTGGAGAAGCACTGGAAATTGTGAAGGCTGGAGGGCGCTGCGCGCGCACTCACTGGAACGGAAAAGGCCAGTACATTGAACTTGCCACTGACATAAGCTATCAAAACAACGACTGCAAGTGCACACCTTTTTACGAGACCAGCGAGAACGCTGCCATTGTTTTTGTCGAAAAATCCGGAACACAAGTGGGTTGGCTGGCAAGTCAAGCGGATATGCTATCGAACGATTGGTATGTGATCCCGGAAGGACATCTTGAATGTACCTCCGATAGACCCCCATTCGACCCAAAAAGCGATATGATCCACCGGCCTAACCACTACACTTGGCGTGGCGGCATGGAGTGCGTGGATATTGCAGACGAACTTTGCCGGGGCCAGGACGGTATCAAGGCTTATCTCATCGGCTGCGCGGCGAAGTACATCTACCGCTATCCCAAAAAGAATGGCCTCCAGGATCTGGACAAGGCCATCGAGTGCTTGAAGATGCTGCGGAACCGGGAGAGCAGGGAGGCTTCAGCAGCAAAATGAACGGAGGTGGTGGCATTGAGCCAGGCCGAAGATACTATAGAATTTTGCCTCACGTACCGGGCCCAGATTGAAGCTGCCGTCCTGGAAGCAAAGATGGGTGCTGGAGGCGCGGGGCATACGGGCGGCATGGGGAGCGGACACTGCCGGGTATCTGATCCGACTGCCATCAAGGCTATACGGCTGCTATCTCCCGTTACTGCCGTTGATGTTCCCTTCGGGCCCTTTATCGCCGGAGCCAGGGAAAGGCAGCACCTGCGGCATCCGGAGAAATGGCTGGCGGTAGCAAGCGCAGTTGAGCAGCGATTTTTGACCGGCAGTGATAAGGCAGCGGATTTTTACCGCTCCCGATATAGAGACAGGGACCTTTGGAAACGGACCTGCACGGAGCTGCACATCACGCATGGGGTTTACTACAGCCTCCGGAAAGAAGTAATCCAGTATGCGGCTTTATATGCAGTCAAGTATGGGCTGGTGGAGCCGACATTATACGGATTGAAGCTGGTCAAATGAAAAAGCCCTGGTGGATGCTTCCACCAGGGCTTTTCTTTATGCCCGACTACTTTTCAGTTATGGTTGGACGGATCGCTTGACTTTCCTGAGCAATCCGTTCCAATTTTTCCACCACCAGGGCTTCCGCCCACCCTGGCGGGGTCCTCTTGCCCGTTTCCCAGTCCTGGAGAGTCCTTCTCGGGATGCCCAGGGTGTCAGTAACACCCTGCTGGCTGAGCCCGGCGGCTTGCCTGGCCTCTTTAATCGTTTTCATGAGATCCACTTCCCATCTTTCACAACGTCCACGGAATCGAGGATCGTGTTTTCCCAGCTCCTTTTCTTTTTTGGGGGGTTCTTGATTTCTTTTCTTCTCCCCTCTTCTTGATTATATTATAGAACGCATTGCGTGCTAGTGCAAGAACTTTTTATAAAACTTTGGCTACTTTTATACCATTCCTGGAATAGATTTGACAGATTCTTTTATATGTGATTAAAATGAGTTAAACGCCGTGGACGGATTTAACCGCATATGCTGATAGGGAGCTGCTAAGCTCCTTTTTTGTTGCCAAGACTGCTGAGCGGATCTATCCAGGCGTTGCCCCTCATGGTGCCCAGGGTATTTTTTGTGAAAACCTCCTTTCACCTTGGGCATCTCTTTGATTGAAAGGAAAATAGGCATAAAAAAGCAGCCCATCACGGATCTTATTTCCGCATGGGCTGTTTCTTTTGAACTGAAGTGACCTGGAAAAAGACAGGCCCAGCCGGGATTTGGTCGAGGGTATAAATATAAGTATATGACTCTCAACCAGAAAACAGGACCAAAACCGGGCCTGGAGGCTGATGCTGCCTAGCATTAAAGACATTTTAAAAAGTTGACCATTTTCGTCATAAAAAACGGCCATATATGACAGTTTTAGACCAATTACAATTTTAAAAAATAAGGAGGTGATCTTGTAACATGAAGCGAGAAACAGTCCTGGAGATTAGAGAGATTGACCAGGCGACTGGAGAAGTTATCGCCTCCGGGCAAAGAAAGAAATGGTTTTCCAATTTTCGGAGAAAGCAAGGGTATCTTTTCAAGCCTCAGGCACATTTTGTACGCGTATTCACGGGCATCAAGTTACCGAGTGAAATCAAATCGAAAGACGCATACAGACTCTATCTGCTCATCGACAGGCTGGAGAACGGCACAAACCGTTTGGTCTATCGGAGCGATCATAGCAATCTTAGTATGCACATTGGCCATATCGCTGACTATCTGGACATTGCCTACGCATCGGCGTCCCGGTTCGTGACCAGGATGATCCGGGCCGGAGTTATGGCCAAAGGGACCATCAAAGTGGGAGATAAAAAAAACATCGCCTACTACCTTAACCCCCTTTACTACATCCGCGGAAAATGGCTGACATACGAGCTGTACACACTGTTCCAGGACCAGCTTGATCCGGTTCTTCCAACCTGGGTAAAGCGGAAGTTTGCCGAAGCTCATCGGGATCCGGAGGAATCCGGAATTGATGTTCCTGGCTTCGAAAATGCAGGTGCTAGCTATAATGGTAACGACTAAAAACCGCTCAGAAACGAAATTTGGAGGCGTTCTGAGCGGTTTTCCCATATGGGAAGGGTAGGTGATAGGGGATGAAGAAAAGCATACGTCAGACAATCTTCAAGCTGTGCAACGGCCTGAGATACAAGCATGGCATCATCGTTCTGTACAGCACCAGGCAGTGCTGGAGCGTGCAGAATGACTGCATCATTAAGGTGCGTTCCCTGGACCTTTACTTCCCTCCCACCCGGAGCAAGATGAATCTCTACCAGGGGACGAAAGAGCTCCAGGTGCTGCTAAAGCTGGTGGAGTTCTGGAACTTCATTGATAGGGAAGGAGGTGATCCAGATGATTTCATCCAGCGAGAAAACAGACGCCGGAAAGAAGAAAGGAAGAAGCGGAAAGCAGCCGCAGCCGCCGGAAACGGAAGCTGACTTCCAATTCCTGGCCGGATCAATCTTCGAGAAGAGCCGCACAGCCGCCTACCGGAAGGCATACGGCATTGATGAGGATCATTATGACCGAAACGACTGTAAGCGAGCAGCAGCCCTCCGAGAAGCGTTCCTTTCTACCGAAATCGGACAGGTTTTTATGAAGGGAGTACAGATTGGCCTGGGAATGAATCCTACTATTGCTGACCCGGAGGAAGTGCTGGGGTTCCTCAGTGCTACCTTCCGGGGAGAGGTTAAGGACCAGTTCGGGCTGGATCCGGCACTTTCTGATCGCATCAAGGCAGCTGAGGACATGGCCAAGCATCATAAACTGCTGACCGATTCTTTGGAGGTCAAAGCAGACAGCAGCTTTGCGGACGCACTCAGCAAGGCACGCAGACGCGCAGCCAAGGGGGAGCGTGATGCCCCGTGAGACAGTCAAAAGGTGGCGGCGATTCTCTGAGCTCTCAGCAAATGACACAGCTAGCAGAGTTCGCCGCAGGTTTCACGCATGATCCGGCGGGCTTTGTATGGGCCGCTTTCCCGTGGGGGGAACCGGGACCGCTGGCAGACCAGCAGCCGGACCCCTGGCAGCTCAGCCTATTGGATGATGTAGGCAAGGGACTCAAAAGCCCGCAGCAGGTGATCCAGGAGGCGGTGGCTTCCGGGCACGGCATTGGTAAGTCGGCGCTGGTGTGCTGGCTTATCATCTGGGCGATGAGCACGTTCGAGGACTGCAAGGGCGTTGTGACGGCCAATACGCAGAACCAGCTCCTTTCTAAGACCTGGCCGGAGCTGGCCAAGTGGCACCGACTATCCATTACTAGGCCCCTGTTCACGTACACGGCGACTTCATTCTTTAGCGTGGACCCGGAGCACGAAAAGACCTGGCGTATGGACGCGCTGCCATGGTCAGCCCAAAACCCCGAAGCGTTTGCAGGGCTGCACAACCAGGGAAAAAGGATCCTGGTCATATTTGATGAAGCCTCAGCTATAGATTCGGCCATCTGGGAAGTCGTTGAAGGCGCGCTGACCGACTCCAAGACGGAAATCATATGGACGGCCTTCGGCAACCCAACCCGGAACTCCGGACGGTTTTATGATTGCTTCCATAAGTTCCGGAGCATTTGGCATACCCGGCAGATAGACAGCCGGGATGTAGCCATTTCCAACAAGGCCCAGTTACAGCGGTGGATAGAGCAGTATGGAGAAGATACCGATATTATCCGTGTTCGGGTAAAAGGCCAGTTCCCGCAGATGGGTGATGCGCAGCTTATTTCTGTTGAGGATGCCCAGGGGGCACTGGACCGATACAAGGCGATGGATCCGGAAGCCTTCAAAGACCTTCCGGTCATCTTCGGGATTGACCCGGCATGGGAAGGCGACGACTTGCTCGTATGCTCCATGCGGCAGGGAAACTGGTCCAAGGTCCTTTTCACCATGCCCAAGAATGACGATGATTTCCGGACAGCCGGAAAAATCGTAGCACTGGCCCAAGAACACAGCATGGCCCATGGATTCATAGATATGGGATACGGCACCGGCATTTACAGCTGCATCAAGCATCTGGGATGGGGAGAGCGGTTCACGCTGGTTTCTTTTGCCGAAAAGCCGGACGACACCTATTACCTCAATAAAAGGGCTGAGATGTGGAGCAAGCTCAAACAATGGGTGCATGAGGGCGGCGCCATCGAGAGCCAAGACATCTACAATGACCTAATCGGGCCGGAAGCCTTCATCAACAATTCCGGCAGATTTCAATTAGAGAGCAAGAAAGATATGAAGGAAAGGGGACTTCAATCCCCAAACTTCGGTGACGCACTGGCGCTGACCTTTGCGGCACCTGTGTCAACGGGGCAGTTTACCCGTTTCAATTCCCTCCGAAAATCCGGCAGAATCCGGAAGTTCGGTTCCATGTAAAGGAGAGTGATCCAAACCATGACGATTCCTTACGCATTTTCCCGTGCGAAAAACAGCACCCTGACCGTAGGCACCAAGGCAACCGCAGCAGCCAGCCCCGAATTCATTTCTCATCAGCAGCAGGGACGTGCGGTGCTGGTGGTGTACAACTCCGGCACGGCTGATGTATTCTGGGGTGGTGACGATGTTGCCACTTCCACCGGGATTCCCATCAAAGTCGGGGATACCGCGGTTTTTCCTCTGTGCGGCTATGCAGACGAAAAAGCGGTGTACCTGGTGGCGGCAGCAAGCGCCACCGTTACCATTAGTGAGCTGACGGTATAAGGAGGCGGTTGAACGATGCCAAACCCTATTGACCAGCTCAATATGGCCCAGGCAGCCATGCAACAGCAGCAGGGACCGCCGATGCAGCAGGGGCAGCCAACGATGCCTCCAGGAGGGCAGCAGCCTATCCCAGGCGCAGCCCCTCAGCAACCACAAATGATGCCTGGACAAATGATGCCGGGGCAGGGGCCCATGCCGGGGCAACATCAGGCGAGCCCGCTTGATGTGCTGCTAATGTTTGCTACCAGCACCGAGGACCAGAAGAAGGAAGTCAGTCTCAAGACCTTGAAGAAGGCCGAGATTGAAAAGATCATGCAGGCGTTCATCCGCTGCCGAAACGATGCCAATGCCTACTATACCTCCACCATTGAACCGAAAATTATTGAACGGGAGCAGGCGTATCAGGCCAAGGAGGACTACTACAGGCGGCTTTTTCCGCACCTGTCGGAAACATCCAACTTCTGTAGCCGGGACATTCAGACGGCTGTCAAATGGATGCTGCCTAGTCTGTGCGAACCCTTTATCGGTGGCGAAAACCCTGTAGACGTAAAAGGCGTCAATGCAAACGATGATCCGGCAGCAGAGAAGATTCAACAGCTATTGACCTATGAACTCCAGCGAAAGAACAGCTACCCGCTTTTCATCGCTGACATTATGGAAAAGGCCCTGTCCATCAACTATGGTGTGGCCAAGGTGTACTGGAAGCGGGAAGAAGATAGAGAAACCTATCAGATTCTCATTGGTGCAGACGATTATCAGATTATGGCTGTACTCAATGAGGAAGCCGAAGCCGGGCATGTGGAGATTCAATCCATCAAGCCGGTCAAGGATGCTCCGGACCTGTCCATTGTGACGTTCGACAAGATTATCGTTAAGAGCAACTATCCGGTAGTTCAATACATGAGCCCGTCCGAATTGCGGTTCACTCCGGACTCTACCAACCTCCAGGATGCCAAATTCAAGGCACAAAGGAAACTGGTAACCGGGGATTACCTCAAACGGAAAGAGCGGGAAGGTGTGTACGAAAACATTGATGAAGCCCTGGAAAAAGCTGACGGAGATGCCAAGTACACCACCTATGACCTCTTGAAGAACAAGGAACTCAGCAGCACCGGGGGACGTATCAATGATGGAGACAACGCCTCTAAGCTATTTGAACTGTATGAAGGCTATCTGTCCGTTGACTTCAATGGAGACGGGATTTATGAACACCTGATAGTCCATGCTATTGGAGATACTCCTATCCGGATTTCCACCAATGAAATGGAATTTGCTCCCTTCTTCATCGCAGAAGCAGAGCCCAGCCCCAACACCGTATTCAACGAAGATGAAGGCTTTTCTGACCTGCTGGAACAGCATCAGAACCTAAAGACAGCTATTTTCCGGCAGATCATTACAAACGTAGCCAAGAACAACAGCCCGCGTACATTTGTGGATATGAGCAAGGTGGATATGGATGCACTCATTGATAACGATGAAATCATCCCCACCAATGGCAGCCCCGCGGATGCAATCATGCCGGGGCAGCAGCTTTCTATCAGTCCTCTTTCCATGCAGGTCATTGAATATGCACAGAATGAGATTGAGTCCCAGAGCGGTAGCACGCGGTACAATCAAGGGCTGGATTCCAATAGCTTAAACAAAACGGCTACCGGCATTACGTCCATCATGGGTGCTGCCGATAAGCGCATGAGGCATATTGCCAGGGTGTTTGCGGAATCCTTCGTGGTTCCCATGTTCAAGTACATTATCCTTCTCAATCAGAAGTATATGGACGATGAGCAGATATTCCGGCTGACGGATCAGAACATTTCCATTACCAAGGACGATTTGAACATCGACTATGACCTGATTATCAATGTAGGCCAGGGAGCCGGGACGAGGGAAGCACAGATTCAGTACCTCATGGTAATGATTAACCAGCTTTTCCCGCAACTCCAGCAGATGGGAGTCGTAACCGAAAACAGTTGGTATGAGGCGGCCAAGAAACTCCTGGAAAGTATGGGTATCCGAAATATCAATGCTTACCTGCTTGATCCTGACAGTCCCGAAGCACAGCAGCGGAAGGCAGAAGCTCAGCAGGCCCAGGCGCAGGCACAACAGCAGGCCCTTGCGGTTGAACAGGCTAAGGAACAGTTTGAACTGGCCAAGGCATCCACACCAAAACTGAGCGTAAGCTATGAGGACATTCCTCCGGAAGCCAAGATCCAGGCCCTGAAGAAGTATCTGAACATTGACGTGAACAGCAGTGACGTGATGCAGGAGGAGAGACTGGACGATGCTAGATATATCAGCAGATGGGGAAAGAAAAACCCCTTTGACGCGGGAGGAGGTCTTGACGAGACGAAACAACCCGCGGCTACTGGCCAAGGAGTACAACGACAGAATCAAGGAAGCTGAGAAGGCCAAAGAGATTAAAGACCTTCTCCGGCCCTTCTTTGTCCGCTCCCGGCAGGAAGTATTGGAGGACCTTGCAGATACGAGCAAGGACCTAATGGAGACAAGAGCCAAATACAGGATCCTTATGGACCTGGAAGCCTATATGGATAAGCTCATTGAAAAAGGCAAGCTGTACCAATTCAAGCTGGACAAAGCGATCCAGGCGATTGAAGCACAGAAAGAAAATGGAGGTAGATAACGAATGGATGGAACGACTATTACCGGCCCGGCACCGGCAGCAGCGGAGAACGCAGTTACAGCGCCCACCCCCCAACCGGCAGCAAAAACCAATTTTGGAGCTAATTCTGGAGTCAGCACGCAGCAGGCACCGGCAGCGGAACAGGCTGCTGCCCCCGCTCCCTCTATGGAAGCAGCGACAACTCCTACCCAGAGCGCGCCGGAAACCGGAGGTAGCAGCAATAATGCACCGCGGGAAATTGTCGCCGGAGGTGTCAAGCTGGTAATTGACCCGGCCACCGGGAAAAGAACCATTGTTGACGTGAAACCACCGGCAACGTCCCAGGGCGCACAGCAGCCGAACCAGCCCGCTTATGTACCTGGAGCAGCCAACCCCAACGCCATTCCAGGCAATATCCCAAAGCAGCCGGAAGGCATCAATAAAGCTGATACTGGGCTGACAGAAGGATTCCTGAAAAAGACTACCAAGGAACCGGAATACACGGAAAATGAACTGCTCAACGCCCTCCATGAGGGCAGAGTGGACGAATCCCGGATTCCGGAACTCTACAAGCCGCAGTATAAAGCCTACAAACAGAAACGGTTTGAAGAAGCCTTAAACGCCCAGGTCCCCACGGAAGATACCGCAGAAGTGGCCAAACAGACGGCTGTCGAAGCCAACAGAAAGTTCTATGACCGTGTGAACCAAATGGCCAAGAAACAGGCCATGGAGCAAATCGGCATCACGGAAGAAGAACTGGATGCAGCAGAATACACCGATGATAAGGACCTTATCAATAAAGCCCAGATGTATGAAGCGGCACTCCAGAACGCCCAAGGGATGATTCTGAACCAGACCCGTGAACGGATCATGGAACAGCAGCGAGCGGCCCAGAACAAAGAAAGTGAAAGAGAAGCTATCTTTAACGATGTGAAGTCCTTTGTAGCGAACGCCCAGCAGACGGAACCCAATTTTGGTGCCATTGATAAGATGCTGGCTACCCGCTACAAGCAAATGCCCTACGAACAAGCGCAAGAGATTGCCCAGGTTATCAATGGAGCGCAGCATGGACAGATTACTCGAAGAGGTGCAGAAATTCTCCAGAAGTATTACGAAGATACCCGGAAGGCTTTTTATGCCCAGGCTTCCAATGTGGGAACTGTCCCGACTCATGTTTCCCGCCCGCCCGCCGTAGAAACTCCTGGAGCTGGCAACAGCAACGCACGGGAACGGCCCGATGCACGGCAACTGAGAAACATGAACTACCAGCAGAAGCAGGCATGGTTCCAAAAGTATTTCAGCGGCAGATAACAATTAGACATAACCGAAAATCGAAAATCCATATTCCAATGATGGAACAGCCGTCCTCCGGGGCGGTTTTTTCATAA